GACGCGCCGAAAGTGATCTGGATCGACGATGAACGACATGAGCATCATTGGCATGAAGGTCTAGCACCTGATTGCTCAAAATACACACACGTTGCAGGGGAATACATCCGCATCGACGCGCCGGAACTAGTGGCGCTGCGCGATGCTCTGGAAGAAAGTCAGCTACAAATTGAATACCTACACGAGAGGCTCGGCACAAAGACCGGGAGCGGAAACGCGGTTTATGCGATGAACATCGCCGTCCTTGCCGCATTCGACGCGTTGGTCACGCCCCACCGCCTTTGACTAACTGCATCCATACCGCTACCATGCGTTAATGGAAGCGACAATCAAACTACCGCCTGCGCTAGTCCCTGTATTCATCCAGCCTAGGGGCGATCTGGCCTATCGCGGGTCATATGGCGGTCGCGGGTCAGGCAAGACGCGATCCTTTGCCAAGATGGTAGCGGTTCAAGCTGCGATCATGGAAAGCGAAAGCCTGCGCGGTGTTATCGTCTGCGGACGTGAATTTATGGCGTCCCTTGCGGATAGTAGCATGGAGGAATTGAAGTCAGTTATCTTAGAGGATGATTGGCTTGCAAATGAATTTGACATCGGTAAGGAATACATTCGCACCAAATCAGGCAACATCAGGTTTTTATTCGTCGGTTTGCGGCATAACCTGGACAGCTTGAAGTCAAAGGCGCGCGTTCTGTTAACGTGGATTGATGAAGCTGAGAACGTGTCCGAGGTCGCATGGCGCAAGCTGATTGCAACTGTCATGCGAGAGCCTAAGTCTGAGATATGGCTAACATGGAACCCGGAAAGCCAAGACAGCGCAACGCATAAACGGTTCCGCGCCAATCCGCCCGATAAGTCAATCATCGTTGAATTGAACTGGTCAGGCAATCCGTGGTTTCCAGAAGGGCTTGACCGCGAACGCCTAGACGATCTGCGCTATCGACCAGACATTTACCGTCACGTCTGGGAAGGTGATTTCCTATCCAGGCCGCGTCGCAGGATCGGCTCTAGCGCATACCTTAGGGCGTCAACATAGTGATTGTTGGCGTCCTCTAGTTCTGGCAGGATATCTTGAGATAGCCGGTCGATCTTCCAACTATAAAGCTGAAACTCCTTAATCGTATTGACGCATCGCGGATGGATATAAACCGTCTTGAATGACCGGATAAACATGACGCCATCCTCAACGCTACCTTTGCCTTTAACAGATCCGATAGCACGGTCAATTCCCTTGCGGCGTATGTGGCTGATCATCGACGGTTGCGCGCTATCCCATCGGCTAACATACTTAGCGAAGTCTGGGATCACCGTGCCAGGTCTAGGCCAGCTTATGCAGGATCAAGCGCAGTCAACCGCGTTGCTTGATCGGTTCCGTCTCATGGCGACGATGAAAGGCAACAACGGGCTTGTCTTGCTGTCTGGTTCGGAAAATAAGGAAGTCCCAGGCGAAACTTGGGATACCAAATCGACTACGTTCGCAACGCTGCCTGACATCATCGAAAAGGCACAAGAGGAAGTATCGGCGGCGTCTGGCATCCCTCGGGCTATCTTGTTTGGCACATCTGGCGGCGGGCTTGGATCGACTGGTGATCTGGAGTTGTCATCGTATTATGACAGCATCAACACTATGCAATCGAATGACATTGAGCCTGCAATGACCATCCTTGATGAATGCTTGATCCGTTCGGCCTTGGGGTCGCGTCCGGCTGATCTGTGGTATTCTTGGGCATCGCTTTGGCAAATGTCGGATAAAGAGAAAGCCGAGATTGCCGATAAGATCACGACTAGCGGCGTCAAGATGGGGACAATGGGCTTTCCTGTTGACGTTGTTGTGCCGTCGATTGCATCCGCATTGGTCGAGGCTGGACTATTCCCAGGACTAGAGGCGGCTTTGGCGGAATATCAAGAGGCTAATGGCGACACGCTAGAGCAAGAAATGGACGAGGCCGCGTTGCCCGCCGATCAAGAGGAAACCGAAGAATGACTGTATCTGTTATCACCGTTGCCGCAACTGTAACCGCTATCCTTGACGGGACGCAGACGGTTGACAAGTTGGTCAAGTTCTCCACCCCGGTTAAGATTTGCGGCGGCTCGACTACGGGCTTCACGTTCGCAAACGGCTGGCCGGTGGATTACAACACGCCGATGATTGTGCCTGCTGGATTGGTGCTGTCTGCGATTGCCAACACTGGCGAAACCGGGACTGCGTTTGTTACGGATTTTGGGGTTTGATATGATCCTCTCGCAAGGGTCGCGCATCGGTAAAGTATTAACTAACACCACGTTCAACGTGCGTTCTCTGTTTGTGAGCGGCGAAGATGGGTTTATCTATGATCCGTCTGTTTTGTCCAGCATGTCACAAGACACGGCTGGATCAACGCCCGTCACGACGATTGGTCAATCTGTTGGGCGTGTCCTTGACCTAAGCGGCAATGCCATAAACGCGACACAAGCGACGGCGGCTAACAGGCCATTGTATGCCCGCGCGCCGGTTGGCGGTATTCGGAACATGCTGCCCAATAGCACGTCCGCAGGTGCAATCCTTGGTATCGTCGGATCAGGCGGCGTTTTGCCAACTGAGTGGGGCGTCAATAGCGCCGGTGGATTGACCACGCAAGTAATGACCATTGGATCGGACATTGACGGGTTTTCTGCTGTCGCTGTCAAGATTTCAGGCATCCCGTCTGCCGCTGCTTATAATATCCGATTTGCCAACTCGACATTAGTTCCTGCTGTCCAAAACCAGACTTGGACGGCCTCATTTTATGCAGAAGTAATTGCAGGCACAACGACCAATATCAGTGCTGCACAAGTTCTTATCAACGAGGAAAACTCTAGTAGCGTATCTACAGGCACAGACTTGACCCCGTTCACACTCGGCGCGCGGACAAGGGCTGTCGGCAGTCACACCCTGACAGGAGCAACCACGGCTGGCGTTGAAAACCTACTACGGCTTGCCTTGACCATAGGTCTTGCGATTGATGTGACCATCCTGATTAGCGCCCCACAGCTTGAACAAGGCGCAACGGCTACGGCTGTGCAGACCGTGGCATCCAGAGCCGATATCACTGAGGTTGGTAAGGCATCCAGATTTGCCCTGCGCGATGATCAAGTCAACGACACAATGACGGCAACGCTGCCCGCAGGCACATATACCGTTGCTTATGGCGATGACGCAGGCGTGACGATCACAACCGGCGTTGTGCATGGTGGCGGATCATATACCATCCCCGGACCTGCGCGGGCTTATGGCATCGTCGCTGTCAATCGCGCACTCACATCACCAGAAACGGCTAAACTCACGTCTTGGCTAAACTCGAAAAGGCCGTAACAAAATGACCGTCAATCTCGTAACTGTCACCGGAACGATTGAGAACCTAGTCGGGGGCGCACCTACTTCCGGCAAGATTTGGTTTCGCATTAGCCAAACCGATTGGAATACCGATGGGGATATCTTCGCGCCTGCCGTAGTCGAGGCAACCGCAGATGAGGGCGGGGCGTTTACTGTTAACTTGCAATCGACTGATGATTTCGAGATCGGCGCATTTTACACGGCATTCTTGCGTTACCGTGATCCAGTCAGCGGCGCTATCCGTTCGCATAATCTGTCTCAATTCGCATTGCCTAGCGGCGGTCCTTATCTGCTGACAGACTTGCTTGCCGTCCCGATTGTTGAACCTGTAGCGGCTGATGTATTGGCATTGTGTCAAGCTTATGCGGCATCGGCAGACGTGGATAGGATCGCGGCAGAATTGGCGGCTGATGTTGCTGAGGTGTATGGCCCGCGCACGTTCGATAGTCTTGCGTTGCTTGAGGCTGATACGGTTCTGACGCCTGCGAATACTCCGGTTGGTAAGACGGTGTCGGTTCGGGGTGTTGGTGATTATGTTGCGGTTGCCTCGGGCGGGGATATTGATAACGCTGGAACTGTTGAACTTAACGTGAAAGAAAGTGGCCCGTTCTATAATGCCATGGCGTTCGGGATGCTGGGCGATGGGTCTGACTGTGCCGATGCTTTTGAGCGGGCTTGCACTCGGATTGATACCAACGGTGGCGGGACGCTGTATTTCCCATCTAGTGTTTATGCCTTTGGGCGTTCGGTATTCAAGCCGATTTCGATTAGCCTGCTAGGCGCATCGCCTCTGTTCACGCGCGGGACAACTGCGGTTGGCATTGATGACGCTGGGACTGTGTTCAAGCCTATTGATGGCGGGACGTATGTTGATAACTTCGTGTTTTATTGCAACGTCGATCCAGATGTGCCGGATACTTGGGTGCGCTGGTATACCGCCAATGGGCCAAGCGTGAAGCGGATCACGTTCGACGCCTTCGGGATTGACGACGGGTTCAACGGGTTCAAATTCGGCGGCACATATGTCTTTGAAGATTTGCGCAGCCGTGGGTGTGGAACGCTTATTGAAAAGCCTAACCTATACACTGATGGCGTGATTATCCGAAGCATTCAATCGCAACAACGCCGCAATGAAACAGACTATCTGATTGTTCTTCCTGGACTTGGCGACAAGCTGCAAATCATTGATGTAGCGTCCGGCTATACTGGCAACGAAACCGGCACGACCAAGGGCGTATATGTCGAGCAATGCCGGGGCGGATTGGTCCAAGGCATTGTTAACGGGCATCATGAATTCGTGTTGTGCCAAGGGTTGCCGATTACCGGATGCCACCTTGAAACCGGGTCGATCACGCTTGACCGATGCGATATGCCAGTGTTCGGGAACTTCCTTTACCGGACGTCAAACGGTGATGGGCAGATTATCGTCAAGGGTGACGCGTCTAGCCGAACTATGCCAGTGATCCGCGATAACGTGTTTCAGACCATCCTCGGATGGGAAGGCGGATCGGTCATGACGACTGAAACCGCAGATATTGTATTCAATGACGCGTTTACTGCGGCGATGCTTTCGGGCAACACGCGGTCACATACTGTTAATGGCGTACTGTCGCGCAAGGCTAACTTTGGCGTCAAAATCAGTTTGCCAACGGGCGGGCTTGATAACCTATTCAACCGATACACCGCGTTTCTTTCAACTCAGGAGGTCACGGTTACGGGCGTAAATGGTCCGGTCCTACATCACATGATCCCGGATCACTCTCTTTCGTTTGCTGGCCTTAGCACGATTGCTGCAAGCGATGTAAACTCCAACGACTTCTCGCTTGGGGCCGGGACGTATTACTATCAAGCGCAGATCATTATTGATCCTGTCCGGATGATCGGGCGCACGGTTACCAATGCAGAGCGTTCGGTTACTGTTGCCGCAACCAATCAATTGCCTACATTCTCTCTTGATTTCGGATCAATGCTGCGGCGGTCAAATGTCTGCGTTAGGGTATATCGAGGGACGGCATCTGGCGCGTATACCAGTTATTGCGACTTGCAAGTTATTGTTGCCGGTCAATTGGTGGACGATGGGGCAACGCTATCTGGACAGCCTTGGTTGGCGCGCACATCAGGGGCAATTGACACGCTGAACAACAACGGCCTATCCGGCAACGCTGAATTGCTTGGGCCAAACATGCGAATTGAAACCATCGCTGCGGTTCCGAGTGTCGGCACTTGGACGGCGGGTGATGAGGTGCGCAAGACCAACGTCAGCACCGGGCAGTTTGCACCGGCCCTTTGGCGCAGGCTCACCTCTGGCACGGCTTGGGTTGATCTGACCGACTACGTTCTGGAACGGGTTTTTGTCGCAGGTGCGGCGGGATCGGGCGCGACCGGAACCTTCACAACTGTTGACGGAAAGACCGTGACAGTCACCAGCGGGCTTGTGACCTCAATCGTATAACCCCTCTTTTGCAAATACGCAACACCTATGATAAATAAAGCACCATGACACACAAATTCCTTGACCGCGCCAATATCGGGACTGTGAAACGCACTAGCGAAGGCTATGTGACCGCTCGGGCTAAGGCTGTGCGGGCTGGCATTCAAGACTATCGCGCATCCGAGTTGGGTCTGATGGGTGATCATATCGTGCGCGTTATGCGTCCGGCTGATGAGGTGTTTTCAAAGGATAGCGTTGCGGGCTTTGCACATGCGCCCATCACGAATGACCATCCTGCGGAATTGGTGGACGCTGGCAATTGGCGCGAATTGGCTATCGGTGAAGTCGGGGCCAACGTCATGCGCGACGGAGAGTTTCTCGCGCTTGATTTGATCCTGAAAGATGCTGCGGCAATTCAGGCGTTTGATAGCGGCAAAAAAGAACTATCGGCGGGATATACCGCTGAGATTGAATTCGTGGATAATCATGCGGACTATGACGCCGTGATGAAGAATATCCGCATCAACCATCTGGCTTTGGTCGATAAGGGCCGTGCCGGGTCAGAGGCGCGCATTGGTGACAGTGCCGCTAATCAATGGGGAGTTTCCCCGCTCACTACTAGCAATGAGGTTCCAAAGATGGAAATGAAAGCAGTAGCGATTGGCGACAAGGCTATTCAAGTGCAGGCCTCCGACGCTGATACGCTTAAATCGATTGTTGACGGATACCAATCCGCGATTGGTGAACTGAAAGCCAAACTTGCTGACGCTGAAAGCAAAATCCTTGATGACGCGGCTGTTGCCAAGTTGGTCAAAGATCGTGCCGATGCAATGGCTCGCCGTGAAGCCGTGAAGGCTAAATTCGGTGATGAGGCAATCAAGGATGCTTCGGACGCTGAGATTGCAGGCATGTTCAAGGTTCTGGACAAAGCGCCTGCCGCAGATGATACCGCCCGCGCCGCCTTGGGTGACGCGATGAAAAAGAAGCCGATGGATGAAGATGATCCTTGGGCTAAAGTCAACGCTAAAAAGAAAGGGGCTAAGTGATGGCCGCTGTTAACGACACTTACCGCACCGCAGAGTTTCTGATCTCGGAAGCTAACGGTTATCGGTCGCGCGATGAAGTCACCATTACCACGGCTCCGGCTGATCTGGTCCCAGGCACTGTGCTGGCTCTGGTCGCTGGTGACTATGCCGTGTATGAAGGTGATAGCACCGTTACGGGCGCTGATGACGCTGTTGGCATTCTCTACGAGGCTATCGGCACCGGCGAGACCGCACAACGCACGATCATCAACCGCGATGCAGAGGTTGAACTCGCTGCGCTTACCACCACTGACGCCACCGGGCTTGCAGCTTCCCTGCTTGCTCTCGGCATCAAGACCCGATAAGGACAAACCAAAATGGCAACTATGGACGTTTTCAACTCCAATGCGTTTAGCCTGACTTCCCTTTCGGGTCAGGTTGACAAGTTGGACTATGTGCCGGGTCTGATTGGCTCGCTCGGCATCTTTGAACCTGAGCCGGTTCGCACTCGGACCGTGTTCGTTGATCGCCGCGTTGGCGAAGTGAACCTGATCCAGACTTCGGCAAACGGCGCTCCGCCCGAGGAACTGGTGCGCGATGCACGTTCGGCTATCCCGCTGCAAGCTACTCGCCTTGCTAAAGGTGCGACCGTGTATGCCTCGGAAATCGCTTCGTGGCGCGCATTCGGCACTGAGGACGAGCAGACTGTGGTTATGCAAGAGTATAACCGTCGCATGGAACGTGTGCGCCAAGATATGGAATACACCCATGAGAAGCACCGTCTGGGCGCTCTGCAAGGCATCCTGCTGGACGCTGACGGTTCGACCATCTACAACTACGCAACCGAGTTTGGCGAAAGCATTCCGTCGGCCACCAACTTCGCCCTGACCACGGATACCACTGACGTTCGTGGCATCTGCGCGGCTCTGATCCGTTCGGTTGCCCGCGCTGCGAAAGGTGCTTGGATCGAAGGTCGGACGCAACTCCACGCTCTGGCTGGTGACAGCTTCTATGATAGCCTGATTGTTCACCCGCAAGTGCGCGCATCGTATCTGAACTGGACCGCTGCTGCGGAACTGCGTCAGGGCGTTGCCTTCCAAGCCTTCACCTATGGCGGCATCACGTTCCACAACTATCGCGGTTCGGATGACAACTCGGAGATCGCGATTGCGACGGCTGAGGCCAAGTTCTTCCCGGTCGGCGCTCCCGAGGTGTTCAAGCACGTCATGGCTCCAGGGGATGAATTTATGCCTTATGTGGGCGCTCCGGGCCAGAACGTCTATTCGATGAACCTGCGCGACCCCTCGGGCCGTGATGCTTGGGTTCGCAACGAACAGTATTCCTACCCGCTGTATCTGTGCCAGCGTCCTGGCTTGCTGCGCGCCGGTATCCGTGCCTAATTGCTAACGGGCGGGCTATAATGGCCCGCTCACTTCCATAAAGGCGCATCCCATGTCTATTGTTTCCGCCAATGATGAAGTGATCTACACGCGGCACAATGGGCACACTGACGCTTCAACGGTTGTTGTCGCGCATCCGCCTTTGAAGCTAATGACCAATGATAATGGCGAGTTTGCCCGGTTGCGCGTTGATGTAGCGCAAACCGGGTTTTTCGCTGGTAACGAATATCGGACGTTTTATCGGTTCAATATTGCAAGCGGATCGGTTCGGGTTATCAAGGTAGTTGTCCCGATTGATATTATCTTGCTAGGTTTGGAAGTGTCGATCCTGAGCGGTGAACTGGACGTTAGCACTAAGTTTGGGGGAACTGAGGGCGGCGTATTCAACACCTCATTGCCGAATATATCGCGCAACACAATGTCAACCGCACCTGTCATTGCATCGCAGCTTGTGATTACCACAGGCGGAACGCATACGGGCGGAACTGAGATTGACGCTCTGATAGTCAAAGCCGCAACTGCCACGGCACAAGCGCAATCAGTTGGCGCATCCATGAGCGACGAACGCGGTATTGGGGCGGGAACGTATTATTTCGTCCTTACCGCTGCCGCCCCAGATAGTGCTGTTGGAGTTATCAAAACCCGTTGGGAAGAACGACCCTAACCTACAAGTGCGATCAGGAATGCACCGCCAAAGATAATGGCAAACGCGGCGAGTAGTTCGATTGCGTATTCTTGGGGTTTCATTCAACCAACTTCGCGAACGTGGATTACTTCTGCGTAGGTTCCGCGCAACGGAGGGTAAACAATCCTTTTGTCCCCGTCATCCGTGATAGCAATCCAAAATTCACGCGGTTCGCAGTGTTCCTTGACGACGCGGAATGCGATAAGGGTAAAAGCATTTTCCATACACCAATCGAATTTCGCAGCAATGTCTGTCAAAGGACTATGCTCTGTAAGTTCTCCGTCCTTGAGATACACCCCTTCTACAATGCTGTCCACATGAACCGGGCACTCTCCACCGTTCCACCCATGCCATTTGCCATCGTTATAGTTGGTCACATCAACCTCCATTTTCCATCTACTTCCACGATCACACCGCTTTTGCGCATGTATCGCAGGGTTTCTACCACATAGGCACGGGACTTGTCAAGCAAGTTTGCCAGTTCTGTTGCGTCCAACGGTTCAACCGCAAGCATTGCCGCGATCTTATCCGCAAGTGACGGCGTAACCGTTCCGCCATATGAATAAGGCACCTTGCCCCGATGGCCGTCTAGCTTGGCTTGTTTCTTGAGTGCTGCTGCGTATTCTTGTTCGGTCATTCGCCGAAAAACTCCACAAGGTCATCTTCGTGTTCAAACGTTGTATACATCCTACCGTCATCCGCCCATGAGCAAGTCGTCACAAAGC